TTCTCCGACCATTAATTATGATATAGTACACGATTATTTAGGTTCTGTCAACCTCAATAGCGTATTTTTCTTAACAGCCGCATCGAGAACATTCATATTTGCGCCAACATCGCTGGCAAATTTTAATAGAGCACTTGTATCCTTCGGAAAACACATCCCTCCGAATCCGAATTCGCCGTCTGGACCTGGAACACGCATATGACTTTTACCAATACGTTCATCCATGGTTACCATTCGTGCTACTGTATTATAGTCAGTTCCTAATAGAGTTGACAACTGGTATAGTTCATTCATAAATGTAACCTTAGTTGCCAAGAAAGAATTAATGGTATATTTGGCTAGACTAGCTTCTTCGATAGTGCAATGAGCTACATGTTCTGCTTCGGGTTGCCCTAGTCGAATAATACGTTCGGCTTCATTTCTAAATGCGGAAACACGCCCGCCAATAATAATAAACTTACCCGTTATATAATCAATGTGAGCATTGGCAGCAGTAAGAAATTCAGGAGCATGTACTAAATTAGAATGATTTCTGTTTAGTTCTCGATATACCAGCGGAGGTGCTGTACATTTACTGATAATAACACCTTCGTAGTCTTTAAGATTTTCAAGGACATACTCTAAAATACTAGTATCGCATCTGCCGTCGTCACTAAAAGGTGTGGGAACACAGACAAATATTCCCTCGCAGTCTTTTAGATCTGTAAAGGTATGACTTGCTTTATTTGGATCCTTATCTACTAATACAAGTTCGCAATGATCTGCCATTGCATCTCTTATTGCACCGCCGACAAACCCTAGTCCGACGATTCCTATTTTTGGTCTTTTAAAAAAATTCATACTATTATTTAAATTACTTGGTCAGCCCCATGAAAATAAATTCACGTTCTGTAACATGCGCTACAGGTTTGAGCCATCCGTTATTAATACATTCTGATATAATCATTTTGTATTCTCTCGGACAACTTTGGTTTATTTCAAAACCCGCTCGGGGAGAAATCACCATTCCGTCTATAATCTGGAAATTAGGATCAGTCTGCCGAATGGTTTTGATTTTTGTGGTACGGGCTGTGATGTTCATACCTTAAGCATAACATCATCTTATAGAGGTGTCAACGATCAATCCAATCTTTATTTCGATAAGGCTTGCCGATTTCAGCAAATGGTAGGTATCGGACTACTTTAGTTTTCACTCTTTGTATTATAGGATGGTTGTGATCATGTTGAAAGGCTTTTAGATACATTCTCCAACTATTGTGCCTTCTACGTTTGCCCTTTTGATTTTCATTAAGATAATTTATGATGCTAGCGGGGTCGCCGTTAAACTTGTCATATAGCTCGCAGGCGATGTTAAAGCTATAAGCATCTATTTCGTCTGAGCATCCTAGATAACTTTGCTCTTGCCGCAGTTCTTGTTTTTCAGCTGTACTGGCATAATCGGGAAGAATTTTAAATTTTCTTCTTCGATATTGCCTCATGTGAATGACTTCATGCAGTAATGTATCTGCAATACCACAGCACATTTTGTTCCAATTTCTTCTACTAATTTTAATTTCTTCGTCAAAAAGAGAATACTCTAACACTAGCTGAATACACTTCTTTCTTTCTTGATCAAAATCGCTGTAATAGGTTCCACCTACCCAGACTTCATTAACTTTTACTAAAGGATTTTTATTTTTTTTAAATTTAATTGGTAGGTACTTTTTGATATGATTGACTAAAATTCTATGAAATTGAGGAATGGTTAGCTGTTGAGAAACCAACAATGGATCAATAAGGTGCAGAAAATTTATAATATTCTGCCGATCTAGGCTGTACCAAGCAAATTTAGTCATAAGTTCCTTGCTTTAGTACTATTAGTTATCACACCTACTGCATAATTATATGCTACTTTAATGGTCTACTTTTATTACTTCTACCCTAGATTTTTGTAAAAATTCTGTTCCAGTGTCATCCCGATAATTTTCGCGGTAAAATACACGGCGAATACCAGATTGATAGATAAGTTTGGCACACTCAATACAAGGACTATGAGTAACAAACAGATCGGCACCAAGCCCACTGTTGTTAGACTTCGCCAATTTTGCAATAGCATTTGATTCTGCATGAAGTACCTCTGGTTTAGTTCTAAGCCTATATCGGCTCTGCATTTCGTTACCATCTGCATCTAAGTATACACCTTCATATGGCCAGCCTTCTTCAATTTCTTCGGGGCTTAGCCAACCACCTGCTGAGCACCATTCTACATCTTCGCAGTTGTTATCCCATCCTGCGGGCATACCATTATAGCCGTAGCTGATCACAGTATCGTCTTTGACAATGACTGCACCTACATGAAGCCTGCGGGCATGGCTGAGTTCTGCAGCACGTAGAGCCCAATCCATATACATCTTAATAAACTTTTCTTTCATGGAAATGATCTTCCGTCCCTACTATAATATTTTAAATTCGGATCGTAATGGGCAAACATTTCATAGCTGGGTTCAGTGGGTAAAACCCTGCGTCCTACAAACCATTCTCCAATATGATTGATAATCGGCCCGCCGTAATAGTTTCTAACATTATACGACACTTTATTAAGTCGTTCAAACATATACTGTCCAATAATACCTTCATTGAGATTGCAACCCTGTTCTTGGGCAATCGGTAATCGTGCCACTGAAATTGGGCACAAACTAGCCATTGGAGAAAAAATTAAACTGCCTTTGATATATCGATAATTTTTGTAGATAAAGTCTGTACTGCTAGCCTTGGGATCCTCTTCATGGCTATACCATGCCTGTCTTGCTAGTTGAACTTGGCTAACATCAGAATTGTTTTCTAAAAGCTCAATTAAATCTGTGACTAACACCGGCTGCATTATTTTAACATCGTCTTCAAGATGAAAAATATAATCATAATCTCTTTCTGCTATAAGTTTATAAAAATCAGTCCAGTTAAGACTCAGACCTTTATTTTCGTTATTGAGGATGATTTCATCAATACCGTACAATTTGCAGAGTTCTAAAAACATTGTATTGTTTCTAGTTCTAGGATAATCGTCGATGATAACTCTGTGTACTTCGCACCCATAATAATTGATATTCTGCATATATCGTAGGGTGGGTATGAGATATTCTAATCTATTTGTAGAGAATATAACTTGAACAATTTTAGGCATTAGTATTTTTCTGTGTTAAAGAAGAACGTTTGAAATAAACGACCATTGTGTAGATTGTCTCCAAAGTAATCAACACTGGCATGAAATAAATCTGCCCTATATAAGATCAAACGATTATATTTGTTTCCGATAGTGTCAAACTTATCCCACTTGGTATAATCGTAGCCGTCGCCAACTTCTATGTCGCCGCGTCTATAAAATCCAGTAGCACGATGACGATAAAGTGCCGTGCCGCCAGTATGAGGAGCATCGGGTGTAAGGTAACAAACTCCTGCCCACATATTAAAATGATCGCTGTGTATCCAGGTTCTATCCTGTGCTGTGGCTATTTGAAAAGCCCCGGTGTATCCTGTATTTTCAAACCAGTCTGTGATTTCTCCAGCAAATGCCATCCAATATTGTATAGCATCTTTTACATCTTGAGGCAGGTAAGGTTTAGTTCTTGAACCAGGATAGTTACCCTTAACATCGAAAGGTTGTTCTAAGGCATAGGCACGAACATTATCCGGATTAGAATAAAAATTATCGATGACCATTAGATCTAAATTCATGTCAGTACCTCAAGAAAGTTCCGTCCACTCCGGTAAATCCGTAGATTTTCCAATCGTGTTCTATGATTCTATCTTCAAAGTCTCTGGTAAAATAATATAATAAAGTTTCGATGTCATAGTGCATAGTTTCTTCTCTGTTTGTAAACTCAGCTACTACTCGGAAGATATCTAACATAGCATCGTTATTCATCTGTCCCCATCCATAAAACACAGAAGAATACTGTCGAAGTTTGTTGTCGTTTTGAATGGCTCTGCGGTCAACCATAGAATAGCCCCAATTATCGCTCCAATCAAATTGCATTGGTTTTTTAAACAAAAATTTATCGACATTTTGACTGGTACACGATGATAGGTTAACGCTACTGTCGAAAAAGTATCGTCCGCTAACTTTGAAAATAAAATCAAATTTAGAAAGGACTTCTTTATATTTTTCTAGAAATGTAATCTGCAACATCATTTCGCAATAACTTTTATGCTTGTGAGTTCTGATTAATTGGTATATTTCTGGAAATTCTTTCCTGACATCAACGTAAACAAGATTTTTTTGATAAGACAAAATGTTTTTATAAGTGTCACTGTTTTCACTGGCATCAACTAAAAACAATGTAGTATCTTCGTCTGCTATATGATCAAGCATACAGATTGTAGAGATAGTTTGTCTGAATCTTTCTTGATTACCAAAGAAAGATCGAACCTGGCTGTAGGTCAGTGGGTAGGAGTTATCGATGTCGATAACGCTGGTTATCATTAGAGCCTTTTTCATTTTCTGTAAAAATCACCTTTTAATATTTTTTTAAAGTAGTCGTCGAATTTCTTGTGTACCACATCTTCAGCATAGGTGGCCATTGCGTAATCTCTACAGGCTTGATGCTTAATACTGTCTATATTTTCTATAGCATAGATAAAGTCTTTAAATTCTCGACAACGGAATCCTGTGATACCATGCTGTACAGTTTCAGTAAAACCGCCCCAGTCTGTGGTAATTGCCGGAGTGCCGCAGAAGTACCCTTCGGCAACCATATTGCCGAAAGGCTCAACATAGTATGTAGGACCTAAAATAGCGCGAGCATTTTTCATAAGTTCTCGACGTTGCTCGGCCCCTACTAATCCTGTGCAGGTTACATGGCTGGGAATTTCTTTGTATCCTAGATCTGAGAGATCTCCCGGTCCTGCGATAATTAATTTTTTTCCTGTGGCTTCTGTTGCCTGTATGGCAATATCTACACCTTTATTTTTAATGACACGACCGAAGTAAAGAAAGTAATCTTCTTTATTTTCGTTATATTCAAATTCGCTGGGCGTAAATGCATTAGGAATTACAGCGTCCCACCAGGAAGGAGACATTAACATATCTCGTTGACCATAGAACATGTGCATTTGAGCATAGCTGACAAATACACGATAGGGAGCAAACACCGCTTTATGATCGTAGCCGATACTGGGTTCTATAATAGGAAGGTCGTTGTTGGCTTCTGCGGCCGCTTGATTTTCCCAACCATGAAAGCACATGATCAGGTCTCCAGGTTTTTTTCTTTTCTTAATTTCTGTAGCAGCATTTCGATTGAATACTTCTACAGATGCATTTCTATTAGGATATATTTTATCTAAACAGATAACAGTTTCGCAGTCAACTTCACAACCGACGGTACCGTAATGTATACAGTTCCATCCTAATTTTGTCATGTTTTCAACAAATTTGATAACAGCTATAGCAAATGGATCTATTCTGTTTTTAATATTAACCGGTCCAGTTGGGTTTCCTAGTATATGTAAATTACTCATACAGCTAATTATCAAAAAAAAAAGGAGGCAGGAAATTATTCCGGCCTCCATTCAACTCGTCCGTATTGATCTATACGAGCAATACTGGACAATCTTTTAATATCGATATAAGTTTTTGTTTCTACAATGACTTCGCCGCCTCGGTCTAGAATTAATTTAATCTTTTCCTCAGCTGTAGGAGTCATCGGTTGAAATCTTTTCCATTTTGTTTTCATATAGATCTCCTATGGCCGGTCCTGCAGGAATCGAACCCACACCGCTTGGTTCGAAGCCAAGCATTCTATCCATTGAACTAAGGACCGTCTCTCAAACGTTTTTCCTCATATAATTTATCAAGTTGTTCCTCTAACATTTTTATGTAATGGACTGCAAATCGTTTACGTAATTCGTAGGGAAAATTTTTACTTGATTCTTTATATTTGACTAATTCGGCTTCTTTTGATTTTATTTTATATTCTAATTCATCGTTCATTATCGAACTGCCTTTGCTCTTGCCTCGATTACATCTTCCATATTACCTTTGATGACAACATTGGTATAAGTGTCTTGAAATCCACTGGCATGGTCTGTAACATGGTTGTCGGGTTCGTGATATGTACGAATACGTTCTGTTCCCGCAAGTCCGCGCTCCTTGTCTTTATGAAAGTGTGCGGCAACTCGGGCTCTGCAAGTAGCATAAGCCGACGCCCGATTATCTTCACGGCTCCTACTAGCAGTACCATTAGCGATAATACCAGTAGGTTCGTGAATACAACGGCAACAGTTTTGATGCTTGTTGCGATGTTGCCCACCTTTGCCTGTGCCGCTGTACCACTCGAATCTAAATTGATCTTCTGTGATTTTCATACAACACCTTACATGGTAGGACCGTTTCCATTACGAAATCCAACTTCGCCACCTTCTTCCCCAATACGCTTTAACACATCTTCGAATAAGATAGGAGCAAAATCTGGAGTCTGTTCAACACAGACACAATGGTAACGCACATCGGGTTCGTCGCTGTATAAGATTTCGCCGGTACGTGCATCAACACCACGAGCCTTCTTGACACGATTTGCGTGTAAGTGTCCGTGAATGTTAACACCGAAACGGCCCAAACTATCACTGTGTACAGGAATATGACTTAAAATCATACCGTTCATAACATGATATGCACGAAGTTCACGGAAGTATTGCCGATACTCGGCATCAGGGAAGATATCGTGGTTACCGCGAATTAATACCTTATCACCGTTTAACCGAGCCAAGGTAGGCAATGCCTTACGGTTGATTACAACGTCACCTAAGTGGTAAACCTTATCTGTGGGCTTAACACGTTCGTTCCAAGCCTTGATCATGGCTTCGTCCATTTCTGCAGGATTGTCCCACGGTCTTAACTTTGTAACACCGTCGTTACGTGTGAAGCGGCAGACACCGGTATGTCCGAAGTGCGTGTCACTAACTAAAAATACACTAGGCATCTTGCCCTCCTTTCTTTAAAATAATATTATAACACAGTTTTTACCAATTTGTCAACTGGCTATCCAAATTTCTTTAAACCCTTCTTCTTCTGTGGGCATTTCAAAATTATCGATCATTCCTGCCACAACTTCCCAAGGAATTTCTTTACCAGGACGACCGGCCAATCGTTGCTTTAATTCACTGATTGGCGGAGTTTTGAATACCACAGCAATATGCTCATAATTGGGTAACATGTTAAATTTACGCAATCGGCTTTTTACAGTGGTGCTGGTTTGATCCCAAATGATATTTCGGTGCATACTGCGATAGGTAACGATCTCTTTAGCCATTAGATCTACCGCAGTAGGCATAAAATCATTAAACACTTCACTATAGGTCTTACCGATCTCTTTAGCATAGATTTCAACCCACTTGTCTGTGCTAACTCGAGCACAGGTAAGGGCCCAATCTTGAGATTCGATCCAAGTAGTTTTACCCGAAGCAGGCACTCCAATCAATTGATAACATTTAGGCATTTTAATCTCAGCATTCAACATCTACGTTACGACCTTTATCTAAATCCAACCGAATATTTCGTTGAACTCGTTCCGATGCAATTTCGTCAAACTTACGTTTTTCTATGAGCTTGCGATAGTCTTCGTCTCGTTTATCCTGCAGACGCCGTTGTTCTAGATTGTATTCTTTAATACGAATTTGTTCTGTTCTTGAAATGTTCATATGTCTCCGTCTCTCTGTGGCGGCACCCAAATCTTTTTGTTGCCTAGTTCATCGTACTCGAACGGCACACCGTTAATGGTGTGCGGTTCATTTTCATCGTAGGTCCAACCCAAACTCTTCATCATCTTGTGCTTGACCATCAAGTTGGGACTCCTGTAAACCTCGGTGTCCTGAAAGCCCATCATAACACCGACTTCACAGACTGCACCACTACGGCACACACCTGCGACACAATGAACTACAACATCCATTCTCTTATCAAGGGCATGTTGTAGAAGTCGAACTAGTTGCTCTGCTTGTTCGTCGGTGACCTTAAATTCTTCACCCCACTTGTCGTCACGTTCAAGATCAAGGAACTCAAATTGATGCACTTCTTTGAAGTGATGCTTAGGAATCGGAAACTCCATAGCAGGATCTACGATTTGAATCAGCATACTATTTTCACCTACACGAACATGATGTCCTTTCGGGATATCAGCAAGTGATACGTTTTGAATCCACGGCATTTATTCTACTCCTTCTAAATAGTCCCAACCCTTACCGCCAAGAGCTTCCCAGACTTCCCATTTCTTTGCTTGGTCTTTACACCACTGCGATTGTCCAATACTACCAACTACGGCACCGCATTCACACCTGTAGCTGATACCGCTAGACTCATCAAAATAAGCAGTACCGCCACAGGGCAAAGGCATAGGATCTAATTTCATCGAACTGGACCTTCATAATCTGCTCGAACATACCAATCTGGAACTTCTTTTAGATTGTTATGCTTGAGATTGTAATCAATAGCAGCCTGACGAGCTTCTGCTTCGTTATCAAAATACCAAGTATCCCAGTGCTTTTGACCCCAACCGCGCTCATATTCGGTTAGCTCTACACGGAAAGCAACTACATTAGGTTTTGCAATTCTGGGCATTTTGAGCTCCTTTTTTTACTGTAACTACAGTTTAATATCATTTTACCAGATTGTCAAGTGGTTAAATATTACTATGAGTGGCGCAAAAACTCGACAAGAAAAAGCCCTTGATGATATAAATGAGCTGTTAGGTTACTACGCTCATGAATCCAAAGGCGAAACAATGGCAGCTCAAATTGGATTATTAATGGGCTGGATGTCTCGTCTTGCTTCTACAGATTGGACTGTAAATCAAGAACTAGAAGCTAGGTTAGATAAGGCTAGAGTAGACCACTCGTCGTCAAAAAATAAATCGAAACCTCCGACCTATCGACTTTGATTATGGAGCGGGTAGCGAGAATCGAACTCGCAAATAATCCTTGGCAAGGATTCAGGTTACCTTTACATCATACCCGCATGTTTTTATTTATGAATCACGTATTTGTATAAATATGAATATGAATATGGACGCCATGATTGACGAAGTCAAAAAAGTTTTAGATCGATATAAAGCTATCGGAATTTTTTTATCTGGCGGATTAGATAGCTCATTGTTGGCGTATCTACTCCATACATATAAAACACCTGAACACAAATTTGTGTTTTATACTGTTCCGAGACACGACGATTCTGTACTACATGCACAGAGAATAATAAATTATTTAGATCAAAAATTCAATTGTCCATCGAGAACTCTTATTAAAAGGGGTGATCCAGATCTGCATCACAGTCAGCAGGTATTGTCAGGAATTCGACTAGCTGTTAAAGAAAAAAAAGTAGATGTTTTATTGCTAGGTGATACTGCAATGCCCTACGAAACAGAGCTTGCTTCACAAGCCGGTGCCCCGGAGAGAGTTAAAAGTAGTAATCCTTTCGTTGAACAACCATTTCTTGGTTTCACTAAAAAAGATACAGTTCAATTGGCTGTTGAGATGAAGCTCGATGAACTAATAAATCTCACACATTCATGCACCCAGTCAGTTCTATTAAGATGTAATGCTTGTTGGCAATGTCAAGAGCGAGCATGGGCCTTTAGAGAATGCGGTTATACTGACACAGGAACAATGTAGTTTTATCGTGACATAATATAAAGATCTCTACTTATTCCGAGATTCTCTAAATTTTGTGAAAAGGCATAATGATTCCATGAACCATGGAATGGTATTCTAGTAGGATCCATATTTGTTGCAGGACTAACAACTCCTCTAACCTGTGCTTTTAAATTTTCACTACCTTCTTTACCTAAACTAAACCTTAACCTATTTCGACTGCGTTCTTTAGCCATTTCCCAGAATCTTGTTTTATATGGGGATTCAAAATAGTGTAGCATAATCACATCTTCAACACCATTTAATAGTTTACTGTATTCGATGTTAGCTTGGTCTCGAGGTATACCGCCCTTCCAATGACTCAGTGCCATGAATTGAATTTGATTCATACAATAGATACTAGTAGCTTCGAGCGGTTCTAAAAAGAAACTGGCATTACCGCTATAGATACTACGACCTTGAAAGTTTTCTTTTCGATAATAGTTACCGAATGAAAAACTATTTGTATCTTGACTAGGTGTTAGTTCGTATTGCCTAAATATATCTTTGACATCTTCTTTGACTTCATCAAGCGAATTAATCTTGTTGTTGTAAAGATATCCGATAGAGCATCGATTTCTCAATGGAATGCCAAATACCCAACCATATGGTCGAGCCAACGTTAACGTATATTGAAATCTAGGCAAATCCCAATAGCACTGAGTAACATGAACAGAGTTCACAGGTATGTTTTCGGAAACTACAAAATCATTAAAGTTGCTGGGCTTGCCAGAACAATCAAAAACAAAGTCGCTGTCAATGGTGCTATGATCAGTGATGTTAGCATCTATAATCCTAACTCGAGGATTTAAGCAGACTTTTTCGAAAATATATTCTTGTAGCTTTACTGCATTAAAGTGATAGCTGATCTGCCCTGGTACAAAAAAGTGATAGAACTCTCGGCCATCTTTACCCCATCCCTGTTTTTTGATGCCGGCTTTAAATGTTCCATAGATTTTTTCTAAGTCGACAAGGGTAAAGCCTATATTGGTAAAAAGAGACGGCGGCAAATCAACTGTTGAACCTTCTCCTACTGCCTGTGGGCTAATAGAAGAATCAAAGTACCAATCAATTTCCCAGTCAGTGTGTTTTAGAAAATGTGTAACTGCAAAACATCCAGCAGTTCCTCTACCTATAATAGATAGTTTTTTCATTTAATCATTCCCTTAATTTTTGAAAATATTCCTAGCCCCTTAAGGTTTTCTTGCCAGCTTGCTTCACCCCAGGTTCCAAAATGGCCTAAAAGTTGATCTCCGGGTTTATAAGTTTCAGCCTGTTTAATAGTATCTTTAAAACGATAATTATTCAACGCAGAATCTATTACAGGCTGCGCTTTATCGTGAGCAGTCCTCCAAAATTCTGTGTCCCATTTTGACCCTGCATAATAATGTACAGCCATCATGATTTTAATTTCTTCAATCTCTCTTAGATAATCGTTGTGTAAATGTATGAGCTCGACACCATCTTTCCAAATACCGTGTGCATGAGCTATAATTTTATTCATTAATCCAATTGATGTCGCTTCAATGGGTTCTAAAAAGAAACTGGCATTTCCATTATAAATTACTCGCTGACTATAGTTTTCTTTTCTATAGTAATTGTTAAAGCTAAAAGTGTTTGTAGTAGTGCTAGGTACTAGATTATATTGAGTAAAAATTTCTTTGACATCTTCTTTAACTTCGTCGAGTGTGTTAATATTGTTGTTGTACATATAACCTATTGAACATCGATTTGCTAACGGAATGCCGAAAACCCAACCATATGGTCGGGCTAGAGTTAATGTATATTGAAACTTAGGTGAATCCCAATAGCATTGGGTAACATGTACAGAATTAACTGGAATGCTATCGGCTATGATAAAATCATCGTAGTTAGCTGGCTTACCGGAACAATCTAGAATATAGTCTGCATCTATGTTACTATGTTCTTTGTACGCTTCTATGACTTTAAATCTACTGCTGGTCCTAGCATGATCTAAAATGTGTTCTTGCAATTTTACTGCATTAAAATGATAGGCAAGACTTGGCGGGGGAAAATGATGAAAGAACTCTTTACCTTCTAATCCCCAACCGGATTTAAAAATCCCTGCTTTGAAGCTACCGTCGAGTTTAGCTAGATCAGTGTGCTGAAACCCTAGATTATTATACAGTGCATGGGGTAAGTTTAATTGAGATCCTTCGCCGACAGTCTGTTGTGGAATATTAGGATCGTAATAAAGATCGATATCCCAATTAGTCTGTCTTAAAAAATGTGCCAGTGATAAGCATCCGGCAGTGCCTCTACCTAATATTGCTAATTTTTTTCTCATAAGTCTAGTTATCTAACTACTAGTACTTATACCTTTCTCAGGCGTTGATTTGAAAACTCTAATGGAAAATAGTTAGTGCAACTATTAGGTCTTCCCCAAATTTCTACTATAACTTTTGAAGAGATTTGAGAAGTTTCAACAACTCTCCCGAAATGAGCAACAGGAGCAGTTATTTTAAACGGCTTTAAATTTTCTTGTAGAATTTCTACCCAATCATTAATTTCGATATTATTCATTTTTAACTCGGTACTACATGCGGTATATATGGAACTGCTCTAGGGCCACCGTATAGTTGCTCAAAAAGTTTCTTAGCTTCCTGCGGTGTTGCCGCATAGACTCTCTTCTTTTCTTCACCTTGTGGTGTTTTTACCGTAGTTTCATACATTGGCATATAATAACTCCTTAATTGGTCGGAGTACAAGGATTCGAACCTTGGACCCCCTGCTCCCAAAGCAGGTGCGCTAGCCAGACTGCGCTACACTCCGAAATAAAATTAGGGCACAACTAACTACACAACCTCTAGGAGGCTAGCTTTCGCTTGATAGTCCATTGTTGTTTAAAACTAGCACAACGACAAACGAGGTCCGGGAGTGCTAGTTCCCTAAAACTTGGTACCTGGACACGGTTTCGAACCGCGGACCCTCTGCGTGTAAAGCAGACGCTCTCCCCCTGAGCTATCCAGGCATTAAATTATGGAGCGGGTAGGGAGAGTCGAACTCCGCGATCTTCAGCTTGGAAGGCTGCTGGACGCCCCTTGTCCTGTCTACCCGCACTTTATAGGAACTCTCTGCGGCGCTTGAATCCACGGTAGCCCCTCTCTTCCTTGGCGTCTTCGAAGTGTAGTCGACTTTACTTCTACTAACGATACTCCAAGTGTAGCTACTCAAAGAGTTTTTATAAAGTGTCTAGCTACTCCCACCACAGGAACCCTAGACTGGGCTGTCTACTCCGTCTACGTACTTTTCCATTTAGACAGGTTAGCGTCCCTGCCTTTGTGATTTCTCAAGTCGCCCATGTAACGCGGGCCTTGCGGCAGATCCAATGCGCCGTGTCCGGTATGGCTAGGACAATAAGCCCCCGTTTACTAACCGGTACGGGATCCGGGGTTGTATGGTGCCCCCACCATGATTCGAACACGGGACCTACTGATTACAAATCAGTTGCTCTACCAGCTGAGCTATAAGGGCGTTAACTTACTCGATGCTTGCGTCCATTGCCTTTGTTTTTAGCCTTGAATGTAGGCGTTTGACTATGACAATTAGGACATAAACATCTTAAATTCTTCTCTGTGTTATCTTCGCTATTTCCATTAATGTGATCAAGCTCTAATTTTATAGGCTTTTCGCACCAAGTGTCAATACAGCAGTCTGCACATTTACCATCTTGTTTCTCCAAAATGTAACGATGAATATAGCCACTAGTTTGTAGCTTACCTTTACGTCCGTCTCGGAGCCCTTCTTTCCATTCTGTAATATACGTTCTGTATTGAAACTCTTGCTGACAAGTAATACTACAATACTTGTTAGTCTTTTGATGAGTAAAAATACACTCTTTACCGCAGGTTAGACATTTATATGTTTTCATTGGTAGAACTCCTAACATAGTTATTTATGTTCTACCCCTGAGCTAATCCGGCTAAAATACTAGTTTAACGTCTTTTAGGAGACTTGTCAACCGGTGTAAATGTTTTTCCGGTTAACTGTTGCGCCGCTGTATTATAACCTTGAAGCTTCAGTTTAAATTCTTCTTCAGTTAGTTTATGCCAGCCTAAGCAATATCCATTGGGGCTTCGTCCGCATCCGCATTTAGGTCTATCAGTCATTGCTTTCCTCGTTTTTATTATTTACTTTTTCGGTAAGTTGAATATGACGAGCTAGCTTTTCTTGGTACTGCTCTTCAGTTAGACTGTGCCAGCCCATACAGTAACCACTTGGACTGCGACCACAACCGCATTTTTTATTATTTTCTTCACGGCGTTCCATGTTTTTATCCTTTCGAAAGATTCTATCGTAATTATCACGAAAGGCACTGGATGCAGATTTAGTCTGGATCGAATCGCCAGTGATATCATTACGAGCGACCATTATCGACCTTGTCCTCTATATGCTTTTGAGCCTTTTCTGCTTTTGTTCAAAGTGCTAGTCTTACTACCATTTTGACATGTGTTTTTAACAACACGCTTACGACCTTCTTTTTGTTTTGTTGACATTATGTCCTCTTTTAAGTTTGGCTCCCCGAGCTGGGTTCGAACCAGCGACCAGCGGATTAACAGTCCGTTACTCTACCGACTGAGCTATCAGGGAATAGATTTGTTTGCGTATATATGATCTTGATCAATATTATTGATTTTAGCATAATCCTCAAGGATGTCAAACACTAAAAATATCCAAGGATTAGATCCGTTGTTCTTATAATAGTGGTCCAAGTTTAAAGCAAAATCAATAAGTTTATATTTATAAGCACCGATGTCTTGAGATTTTCCATCAAGAATTAAAATTGAATTATCCGGAATATCTAGATACATCTGCATTCTATGTTTGATAGGCATTGCTTGTGTGACCCATGAATCGTTATGCCTTAAGATCTGCTGGCCAGGAGTTAATCTATGAAAATAGCATCTTCCTAAAAGATTAGGGCCTGCTAATTCTTTTAGCATCTCGATTGTTTTAGGAAAAAAGCTGTGGTAACTCACATCATCCACAAGCACACAAGTCATGCTATTTTGATCTATAAAATGCAAATGTATAGATCTACCTTCCCTCAAATGAGTTCTGTGCAAATGTCTTTTTGAAGCATGAGTAACCCATGCTTCTTCGGGCGCACCGTTTAACTCTGAAACAATAGTATCGATTTCTATATTTGAAAGATCTCGAATAATTTTTGAGATACTAGAAGGCATAAAAATATTTATGGTGGAGGTAAACGGGATCGAACCGATGACCTTTAGCTTGCAAAGCTACTGCTCTCCCAGCTGAGCTATACCCCCGAAATTCGTTAACATACTACTTATCTCATTGTACTCCGTATGTTAGGGAGAATTTTTTATTAAAATGGTGCGTTTATCTGTAATACCATTAAATTCTTTTAATGGTTCGTATTCGTGTCCTTCAAGGTTCCATGGCGGATGCTTCATGTTTATACCTCTACAATCGCCTAATATACCTTCGGAATTTCCTCCATGATTATTTGTTATCAACATAAATTTAGATGAAGGTTTCATTTTATCTAATAAATCTGAAATCATACTATTAGGTAAATGCATAAACACATCTTTACAAATAATTAAATCGACTTGCGGAAATGTCCAATCGGGTGTTAACAACTCAAACTTTATTTTGTCATTGGCGTATACCTGAATTTTTTCTATTACGCTAGGGACAATATCAACACCTAAATAACTATCAACAAGATTATTCCAATCAATTAATTTACTGAACTGCCAATCACCGCATCCATAATCGAGAACTGTTTTGATGTCGTTACTTTTTATAACGTCGATTAAGATATTTCGATATGAAATTGTTGTTGCTGGCAATGAGCCGTGCCCGGAACCCCAGATCCACAACTTTTTATCATAGATATTTGAGAAGACATCTTTAACTGTGTTAAAAACTTCTACGTTCATAGTTAAATTAAATTTAATTGGTGCCCCAGGCGAGACTCGAACTCGCACGCCTTTCGACACTGGCTTCTAAGACCAGCGTGTCTACCATTCCACCACCGGGGCATTGTTTGGTTGCAGAGGGTGGATTCGAACCACCGACCTCAAGGTTATGAGCCTTGCCAGATACCACTTCTAACACTCTGCGATCTATTTATGAATTTGTTGAAAGCCGGTCACCACAACATTGACCGCATTTTGTGGAAATTATTCAGCGCCTCCACCTTAGCTTAGGGTTCGTGAGTGATAGTAGTTACTTGCCAGTTGCTGTGTTGTCGGACTTGCACCGTTAGCTCAGTAATGTGTGCCCACACTACCTTTCTCTACATCTCACACTTTCAACAAAACTTGGTAGGCCCCCGCGGAGTCGAACCGCGCACCAACGGATTATGAGTCCGCTGCTCTAACCAACATGAGCTAGAGGCCCGTAATCCTGGTCCCCCGCTGAGGAATCGAACCTCATCCTGGACCTTATCTAGATTAATCGGTTATAAGCCGACCTGCTCTCCATGAGCTAGCGGGGGTTGAAACCATTAGTAGTGTTGTCATGTTATGGACAACAATAGCCCTATTGTCGTTTGCTTTTAACGCTATACACTTATTAAGTCCGGCGTCCCGGGGTTTTCGTGTACAGTCAACTCGTAACGGGTGTTTGCAACCAGAGCCGTTAGTGAGAGTGCATTACCCAGGTGAACACTGAGTTTTTCCATAACAACACTACTAATGATTACTAGAGTAAATTCTGTTTTAGTCAAAAGATATACAAATAAATATTCGGTGATTATGTTAAACAAAATTCCCGGTTATATGAGTGGGATTCAACCACAAATTTTACACAAAATTTTTTCGAAATACAAGAACTCGACAACAATAGGTGTCGAAATTGGTTCTTTGCATGGCCGGAGCAGTGTAGCAATAGCAAATGCAATAGCACCTGGGAAATTGTATTGTATTGATAAATGGTGCGGAAGCTGTTTATATAACGAAAATTTTTCAGACTATACTATAGCTCAGAGAAATTTTCCTAACAAATATCATTTTAATACACTAGAATTTTTTCTAGATAATACAAAAGATATTTCAAACATCATTCCGATTAAAGGTTCTAGTCCTGATATAGTAAAGGACTGGAATTTAATGATTGATTTTGTTTTTCTAGATGGTGCCCACTCAAATCCGTCCGATCGATTAAACATCGATTTCTGGTTACCAAAGATTAAACAGGAAGGATGTTTTGTAGGACATGATTATAACAAAGAATATCCAGATGTTGTTGAAAACGTACACTATTTAGAAAACAGATTAAACAAAAAAGTAACTCTATTTCCTAGATCGAGTTTATGGATGTTTGTATTAGACTAATCATATTGAAACACACTATCCCGCTTGGCACCGTAACTGACTACGACCGCGCTAAAAATGTGCTTCAATATGGTGCCCGGGACCGGACTCGAACCGGTACGCCCTTAACGGGCGGCAGATTTTAAGTCTGCTGTGTCTACCTATTCCACCACCCGGGCAATTAGAGTTTCAAACTTTTAAAGAACGTTTACTGCTTAGTATGTCATTAGTATACACGGCTTTAGTTGTGTTGTCAAGACATTTAATCGTAGCTTAGTCCAAAATCATTGAGATTATATAGGCTAACTATTTCTGGGCCCGGTTGGGGTAAAAATTTATCTATATGTGTTTTGTCTATATGATTAGTTTTACTGACAATAACGAATGCTTTGTCAGCAACGCTGGTTCCTTCGGTGAGTAATTTAACAAAGCATCTGCCCAATGACCAAGTGCTGTTACTCAGATCGTCGATCATCACAACAGGTTTATCATTGACAAGACCTTCGAATAAATTTAACAGTCCGTAATCCTTTCTATTCTTTCTTACCATAAAAGCATTGATATCTAGACCGTATTCTGCTGCCACAGCAGGAATAGAACATACTATAGGTGCGGCAGCAGTTTCCAATCCGGCTATTTGAAAATTAAATGTTGGATCAATACGTTCAAATTTATAGACGAACATTCTGGCTATTTTGTTCATTATCTTATGATTATAGGTAGCTCGTCTAAGATAGAACATCCAAGAATAATATTCTCCTGGTTGTTTTGCAGGCATTTGCTTATTTCTTTCTATGCAGACGGTATCGATGTATTCTCGAACTTCCTGCCAGAGTATTTGATATTCTGAATCTGTTATATGCATGTACGTACTTATCAGGTATATTGGCACCCCCGGTAGGAATCGAACCTACATCTACTCTTTAGGAGAGAGTTGTTCTGTCCATTGAACTACAGCGGTGTGGCGCCTCTGGAAGGATTCGAACCCTCAGATAGCTGGTTTAGAAGACCTGCTCCCACTCCATTGGCAGAGGCTATTTTAATAACTTATCTCATTGATTCGTAGTATAACTGTTCTACCTCGTCAATAGTCCAGTCTTCGGTAATTCCATATCGCCCTATTGAGGTTCTCCCTGTAATAGGAATTCCTTTAATTTCTAATTTCAATTCATTTACTACATAATCATATAGACAGCTATGCCAATCTAATTTTTTAGCTATGCAACTATTAGCATCAAAATTGTAGACAAAATTAAAAATATTTTCGTACGTCGAAAATAAAATAGTATCGGTCATGATGGCGGTACCGGGCACAGGATCTACTCCAATTGCATTTTCATATTGAGGGAAAAGATCTATGTTAAAATAAGAATTATTGCTAAAAAATAAATCAGGTCTTAGTAATAATATATAATCATATTTGATTCCTGATTCTTTTACAAGATCTAATCCCCAACGCCAGTGTTTAACTAACGGAATGCCGTCGCACACATTTCTGGATTTCGAAAAATCTTGTATTTTTACTGCTCTGCAATTTCCAAACATGTGTTTAATTTCAGATCCTGGTATATCTCGAATATAATCTTGTCGAGATCCATAGTTTGTTAGATCCCCTCTTTGAGGATTATTAACTGTAGTAGTAACGTTCCATGTAGAAAAATACACATCTGTATGTGGGAGCTGTTGATCTAAAAATTTCATTGTTGTTTTACATATAGGAAATGTCCTATACTCACCGATAAAAACTATTGCGGTATTTGTATTTCTGTGCATCGATCACTCTCTTGAATTCATTTCTTTAGTAAACAAATCGATTACTTGATCTAAGGTCCAATGTTCTTCAATTCCATATCGACCGATAGCAGTCGTTCCAGTAATAGGTATTTCTTTAATGTCTAATTTTAGACTTTTAATTATGGAATAGAGATACTTGTGCCATTGATCTCCACCTAGATGTTTGTTGATATCGTATCCGTATATAAAGTCAGAAATATTCTTGTAGGTAGAGAATAATATAGTATCAGGAATAAACTCGTCGGGCGGAACATATGATAGCCCTATAGCATTTTCGTATTGAGTGAACTTAGATATATCAAAGAAACTGTTAGGACTAAAAAATAAATCTGGTCTTAACATTAATACGTATCCGTAGTCTAAACCAGATTTTTCGATCATTCTTAATCCCGATCTCCAATGTTCTATTAAAGGAATACCCTGACGTTTTAAAGATATTTCTTTACTGTCATGTATAATAACATCCTTGCAATTATTAAACATGTGTTTGATTTCAGATCCGGCAGTATCTCGATTATGCAATGAATTTGTTTTCATTGTTTCACTGTGATTCACAGTAGTGGTAATGTTAGAGGTAGAGAAATAGATATCCATTTTCGGAGACTGCTGTTCTAAAAATTTCATTGTTTTACTGCAAATTGTAAACGTCCTCAGTTCTCCGCAAAACACTATGGCAGTATCGGTAGTTCTATGCATATAAATTTCTATCTAATTTAAAAAGAGAATTTGTTTCGTATAATTGAACAACTTCTTCGAAGTCTGCTGAGAAAGAAAGTTGAAAATTTATTCTCATTGAATCCTTGGTTTTTAGACTATGGACTTTTTTAGTGTTCAATAGAACAGGTTTTCTATCAGGGTAGTCACAAACTATAGGATCTTGATCAGTTAACTCTTTCCAAAACAATGTAGGAGCATAGTTGTCTGATGGATATATCGGTGTTGATATTACACAAGACCTATTATTACCGTCATCGGAATGTTTTATAACTTCGATATTAGGATAATGTAATATTATTACTGGTAGACAATCTAACACACACGAGTCTACAACAGCTTTTATCTCGTCATGATCATCTAGTAAAGGACCAAAATATATTCTATTTCCGTCGGGTTGATCATTGGCTCTAGATCCATAATCATAAAACTGTTTCATTTTACCGAAAGTTATTTTAGAAATATATTTTTTTAAATTATCGCTAAAAATATCTTTTTTTAATTCGTAAAAAAATGGAAACATTTTTATTCTATATTTAAATTATTGGCTGACCGCACCGACTATATGAAGTCTTGGTTGATCAGAACAATTTATGAAAGTATGAGTTTTAGTGGTATCGACAAACCATACCTTTCCTTCTTCGAGGTGTGTCGGCATGAAGTGTTTAAAAAGAAAATAACAATCTTTATTAGTTACAAGCGGTATATGTATTCGAGGAGTAGAATCGGCATGCATACTATAACATGAGTATGGACCTACCCACATGAACCTTGTTCGAAAAAGATTGTATTTTACAATAATTTTTTCTATTATCGAATCGATATAAAAGGGATTGAGCAAAGTGTAAAGTTCTTCATTGCCTTGGCTTCGTCCTACTGAACTAGTCCAACAATCATCATTTTCTTTATATTGAATTCCGCTTTGTTTTCCTTTATAACCGTAGTCTGTCCATACAATGTTTTTTTCGTGATTGTTATACCAATCTAAAAACGGTTGAGTATCAATTGTTTCTAAAATTTTTATCATAACATATTAACGATATATGAATATTTATTGTTCACTAAATATCATAATATGAAGCATTCTTTCTTTTATAAAGAAATAGGTCAACTAGACAAAGCTCTGTTATCTACTCTACAAGAAAAAGTTCCTAATTACTCATACGAACCTGATCCAGATTTTTATCACGGTATAATCACAACAGGGAAACTTAATACATATGACATGGCCAGTATTTTAAATGACCTATCTAGATACTTTAAAATCACAGGTCATATTGGAACGAACATTGCGTTAATGAAACCTATGACATATCTTAATGAGCACTCTGATTTAGCCACAAAACATGAATTAAATATTCTTCGAAAAAATAACAATTCAACAGCCGTAAAGTTACAAATACCGATAATCACTAACGACAAGGTAGCAATGATGTGGCGGAACTCTACACCTGAATTGAATAAGCAATCTAATGTAGTAAATTTTAAAATAGGGAAAATCTATATTATCAATAATATTGATCCTCACTGTGCCATTAACCTAAGCAATTCTCCGAGGTATTTTATTACTTCGAGATTTCACATGGATTCAGTGTTAGACAAAACTTCAATTGAATAATTTTAATACATAATGGTACCCTGAGGGAGATTCGAACTCCCAGCTGTTCGCTTAACCTGCGTACTCAACGCAGTGACTCTACCAATTCGTCCACCAGGGCAAATAAAACAGGATACTTTCGTTTGACGAATGCTCTACCTAATGAGCTAACTACGCATGGAGCGTAATGTTGGAATCGAACCAACTACCTATCGTTTGATAGAATTTGCTGTAAGTATCCTAAAACTGGCGCCGCTGCTGGGATTCGAACCCAGTCCTCTCCATTAACAGTGGAAATAGAAAAATTGCTGTATGTATCCTAAAGACAGGATCACCTTCTTTAGAGTGCTAACCATTACACTACAGCGGCATTATTATGGTGCGGGGTACAGGGTTTGAACCTGCGACCTTCTGGTTGGCAACCAGATGCTCTACCAAACTGAGCTAACCACGCAATGGTAGATCCTACTGGACTCGAACCAGTGGTCTTCTCCATGTCACGGAGACGATTTAGCCTCTAATCTAAGGATCTATTAATTGGTACCACCTGCAAGAATCGAACTCACATTCCCGGGTTCGTAGCCCAGTGTATTCTCCATTATACGAAGGTGGTATGAAACTGGTGCTCCTAACAAGAATCGAACTTGTAATGGCACTTTACCAAAGTGCTAGTATGCCATTTACTTATAGGAGCATGGCAAGGGAGGCGGGATTCGAACCCACTAAGACCTCGGTTCAAAGCCGAGTATACTTCCAGTCGTATGTCTCCCCAACTGAATATATGGCTGGGGATCTAGGATTCGAACCTAGGAATGTCGGAATCAAAATCCGATGCCTTGGACCAACTTGGCGAATCCCCAACAGTTAAATTAAATGGTCCCGCCTCCCCGGATCGAACAGGGTTCCACGGATTTTCAGTCCGTTGCTATGACCACATCAGCTAAAGCGGGATGATGTTGTGGTACCCCTCCGCGGATTCGAACCGCGACTGAACTCCTTTTGAGAGAGCTGACTCTACCAATTGGCCTAGAGGGGCATTGGGGTGTCCAACCGGTATCGATCCGGTACCACCTGTTTCACAGACAAGTATGCAGGCCACTACACTATGAACACCACGGAAAATAACAGGATGCTTTTTTGCGTTTTTGATTAGAAGTCAAATGCATAAAGTTTGCTGAACGCATCCTAAAACTTGGTACCTCGTGGAGGAATCGAACCGCCATCAACGGTATGTAACACCGTGGCCCTACCATTAGACGAACGAGGTAATAAAATTGGAATCTAGGGTGGGATTCGAACCCACGATGAAATACAGTTTTGCAGACTGTCGCGTTCGGCCTCTCCGCCACCTAGACATAGTTTTGATATGGCATCCCGCCAGGGATTCGAACCCCGTCCAACGGTTTTGGAGACCGCTATGCTGCCGTTAAACACCAGCGAGACATATTGTATAACAGGATCAACTTTGAGTCAAATTACAAGTTTGATTTTTTAGTTTGCTGAACTGATCCTAAAATTGGCAGTGACGGAGGGATTCGAACCCTCGGACCCGGTTTATGCCGAATCGTCTTCTTAGCAGGAAGGTGGTTTAAGCCTCTCACCCACGTCACTATTAAATTGGTACGACCGGTAGGTTTCGAACCTACAAAGGCACGTTGACTAAGTCGGATGCCCCAGCCTGCGATGAACGCAGAGGTCTGCCATTTCCACTCACGGTCGCATATTAATTATGCAATCATAAATGGAATTAGTCAAGAAAAATGGTGGAAGCGGTGAGATTCGAACTCACGGACCCTTTTCAGGATCGTCTGTTTTCAAGACAGGTGCAATAAACCGGACTCTGCCACACTTCCAATGATAATTAAAATTTGATCTTTCTAAACCATTTTGTTTTACTATAGCATCGATATTAGTAAACATACATGGACGATTTATCTGTTCTTCGGTAAGGTTATGAAACCATGCTTGAGCCAATGTCCAGCCGGCAAATCTACAGTGCGTCCATGAATTAGCATTACAATTTCCGGCTATTTCTCCGGCCTTTTCTTTAGTAATTCCTACATCATTTATCCAGTTTAACCATACGGAATTGTTAACCTTGAAGGTTTTAAATCCATATTCTTCTGGATTTTTTTCAAAAAGACTGTATCCGTCACCAATATTACTGCTGGCTAACCCCAGTGCGTTCCATCGCCAACTGTGAAAGTATCTATTTTTATTTTCTATAAGAAAATTATTAGTTTGATACATTTCTTCTTCCGTTTCTCCTGGGAGGCCTGTAATAAAACTAGCATGAACTCTAACGTTATTATCTCGTAATATTTCTACCACGTCAAGAACTCTGTTAATGTCCATACCTTTCCCAATGGTTTTTCTAGCATTACTATTCATTGATTCTATACCTAAGTGACACCCTTTTAATCCCAAGGATGTTAACATAGGTATCATTTCTTTTTTAGTTACTAAAATTTCTGGTCTTATATATCCAACAAATTCGAACTTAGATAACTTGGCTAGATCGATTGCTCTTTTTACTATTTCTAATTTTTCAATACTGTCATTGAAAGTATCGTCAGAAATTGTATACCTGTAGGTACCGAATAAGTTATAATTTCTTTCTAATTCTCGAGCAATGCTTTCCGCTGATCGTATGTAATCGTAGCTTTTCTTTCCTAAGAAAGGATGTGTACAAAACGCACATTTAAAGATACATCCTCTACTAACTTCTAACGGCAAGGGCTGATAACTTAAAAAGCCGTCCTCTTTTTTAAAAACAGTTTCAATGTCATCCATATTTGATACTGGGTAATGTTCATCGGCTTTAATGATTTTAACATTAGATTCTTTCCAGTATTTTAAATTAGTTTGTTTTCCATGAACATGGTCTAATAACTTTACAAATGCTATGTCACTAAATCCAGTAATGAACCAGTCTGAATTATTAAACAACAAAGGATGAGCATTAGTTTTTGTGCCTCCTGTAACTATTGTTATATTAGGATACAGAATTTTTAGCACATTAAAAAAAGATTGCTTGGCCCATTTATTTGCCGTATCATCATAGTGAAAATCGAACCATGCGGCACTTATACCTAAAACTTTAGTTTCATCGGTAATCAGTGTTCGAAGTAATTTTAGTAATTGGTATTCCTCTAGTCCCCATGCATAGTCGATCAGTTTTACTGAATACCCTGCATTTTCTGCAGATGTTCTCAAACGAAAAGGGCCTAGTGCTCTGCCAAATTTATCATAGGATATACCACCTATAATTATTGCATTACACATTCTGAGACCCTATTAAGGAATCTATGCTGTTTGCAATTGATATAATGGTGTCATTAATATGCGGAGATAACCATAATTGATGCCATCGTTTCGCTTTATAATGTTGATGATCTTTAGCCCAACCGAAGAAATGTATAAATTCAAAATTCCATCTTTGTAATTTGTTGGGTATGTCAACCAATGTTTCTATTTTAAGATCGGGTCGGTCTCTCAACATTAGCCCCAATGTTTGTTGTTCTACTGTACAGGGACTAATAACAGGTAACCGAGTGTCTATGACCTGTTTATTGTCGTTGACAATTTTTAAACAGGTGTTTGCATATTCTTGATTAAATCCTAGATCGTCTATGTAAAAAAATCCTAAATTATATACAGGAACTTGATCTATATCTTGCCTATAAAATATTTCTGGTAATGTATAAAAATCTCGAACTTCTTTTACATTATAAGACTCGATGGTATATATTTCTGTAACCTGTTCAGTATTTTGAGTCACAATATTTGCATCAAATACATTACCACTAAATGGTCTAAGACAAATTAAATCTAAATCAAAATGAAAGTACCTATCAGTTTGCTGTTGATATGTTAATAGCTTAGGATACATCCATAAATTAGAGCTAATTTGATCGTATATGTTATCATAACAAACAATGTAATCTGCGTTGGTAGTTAATTGTTGTAATATGTCACGCCCGAGTGTATCTGTATAAACTTGAGGTTTTCCGTAGATTCTGCATACATTATCAATTGCCAGTTTTGCCGCGACTAACATATGACTGGTCCGAGACCACATGTTAGATTTTTTTCTTAAATAGGGCTCAAATACCCATGTTGCTACTGGTTTTATCTGCATACAGAATATTTATGGCGGTCCCAAGGGGTAACGATCCCCTTCTTTCAGCGTGACAGGCTGATGTGCGTCCATGAACACTTTGAGACCAAAATTTCAAAAAGTTTTTCTGCCAACAATCTATGACCTTGTCTACTTGGATGCCCACCGGGCATGATCCAATTATTGTCGGCCATTCGTTGTTCAATTATCACTCGATACATATCGTAATGATCATTATAGTTTTTGTCTCTGCTCCAGCAAAGATCAAAAAAGTTTGTTTTGTTATCAATAACAAGAAACTTGTCCCAAGGTATTGAGTCGACTAAGAATCCGTAGTCAAGGTGATTACCTACATGACCGGAATGCCTTAGAAATGTTTTTCCATGTCGTTGAATTTCTTCGTTTATATTTTCTAAGAAATACTCTTTAGAATACTCTTTATTAAAAGCTGGAAATACAAACAGCTTGGCATTATGTCTTTCAACCCATGTTTTTAAAATTTGAAAATTTAAAATAGCGTTAAGCACTTCAAATTTTTTAGAATGCGTTGTTAAAGCGTATGCCTCATTGAACTCAAACCAGGTCTGGTCGCCGTTAACTCGAGATACTGCAAGACCGGGCCATAATGTTTTAAATTCAGAATTCAGTACACCTACATTATCATCTCGAATAATATCAAAACGTTGCATTCCCGTAGGTAAAAATAAAACAACAATTTCCTCTAATTCTTGCCACGGAATATCATGTAAAAATAATTTCATTATTGCCGCATAATTACCTGCGGCTTCTTGTCCGAAATTAATAGGAGT